TGTCCTCGAGGCCGCCATCGAGCCACAAAACGCCGTTCCACACAGCCGAAAAGCGGGCGCGGGGCGCTGGTAGAGGGCCAGTCGCGATGTCTGGCGCGGGCTGGCCAAGCAGCGCGGTCGGTGCTGCGTCGAAGTAGAGTGTGTCGACGTTGTTCCTGATGACTTCAACCAAGTACAGCCGAGTGTCGCCGGGAAAGTCGTAGTCATCGCTGTAGTTCGTCGTCCTATAGAGCTTGCGCGCTACCGTTCCCTTCGGGCCCGTGGGAATCGTGACCGCTACCGCATGCTTGTAGCCAATGGCGCCAGCCGGAAGCCCCCATGCGACCGAGTTCAAGGTCGACACTGGGCCTTCGCTGCCTGAATCGGTCACAAACGACAGCGCGTAGCCGTACTTGGCTTCTTTGTCGCCGTCCTGCCCAGCGGCATTGTTGGCGAAGCCGAGGCCCCATACGCCACCGGCCGGGATGGCGTTCCCTTGTGAGGGGCACCAAAGCGTAACGGCGCCGTTGCCGCTTGCTTTGATGTCGACCGGGAAGGGCGGCGCCGGAATTGGCTTGACGTTGCGGGGCGTGACCGACGTCGGCAAGCCATCGAAGCCGAGAGGCCGAATGCACTGCGTGATCGTGTTGGCTGCGTCGACGATGCTGCCCAACGGCCACGGCTTCACGATGACCGGACGATCGAACCCGTTGGTGATGACCGTTCCATGCGGCGTGTCGGTGTACCAGCTCGCAGCCTCGGTGACGGTCGGCACGTGCCGACCAGTGGCGAGCGTCCGCAAGACGGGAGTGCCTGCAGCGTCGTAGAGCAGATGCAGGTTGCCCTGCTCTTCGAACAGCACGTGCTGTCGAGCTCCACCCGCCAAGGCCTGCGCAACGTGCAAGCTGTACACCGGCCCGCAGTTCTGGAACGGCGCCCAGCTGGTAGCCGCAGGCACGAAGCTCTCATAGCCAACACGGCTTGACCAGCCGCCCGTGGCTTGGTCGATGGTCCAGTTCTCGATGCGGCCTGCGCTCGAGGGGTCTTGTGGGAGCCTCGTGACGAGGCCTGCAGCAAGCGGAGCCTGTACGGTGTCGACCTGCATCAGAGCCTCACGGAAGCAGCCGCAACGGGCCGTAAGGGTTCGTGACCCAGCGATAGCCGGCCGTCGGGGTTCCCTTCACGATCCGACGGGGAACGGCCTTCAGGTAGGCCTGCTCCATCCCTCGAATGATGAGGTCCTTCTTGCGCTGGTAGACCGCCGATAGCGCGCCGTTGTCGACCTTGAGCGTCAAGGCCTCAAGTGCCGTGTAGGCGATGGCCTGCGCATAGGCCGCCGGGACAAGCGGTGCGTCTTGGTCCTCGAGCATCCGACTCGGAGCGATGAGCATCCGCACATCGAGCTGCTGATCTGCGCTTGGGTGCGGGTAGAGCTGGATGCTCTGATAGGCGGCCGCCTGGTCCCAGACGTAGCGCACGCTCAAGGCCTGGAACGTCTGCGCCTGCAGCGTGCTGAGAGCCAACGCAGGGGCCAAGATGACGCCGCCTTGCGGGTTGACCGTGTCGACGCCAGCCGCTGCAAAGCCTTGTCCGCCTGCGCTGCGCACCCGCACAGGGGCCAAGATGCCCGCCTCTGGGCACGTGAAGTAGTACCGACGGTACAATCCGGTCGTGTCGTCGACCGCTTCGGGTTGGAAGCGCAGCGTCTCGGTGTCGCTCAAGCTGTAGGTCGCAACCTTGCTGAACGCACTTTCCCATCCATCGCTCACATCGGAGCGGTAGACCTTGAAGTTCGTGGCCAGCATGCCTTGCACGTTGACCATGTAGACGTTGATCGTCCGCGCGCCTTGGCCAACAGCCGCTACCGTCGTGATGCCTCGAGGGGTCTGCGGCGCCGGGATGCGTTTACCCTCGCTGGGCAGGTAGGCCTCGACAGTGCCGAGCAGCTCCGGGTACAGGTTAGCGTCTTCGCGCTCGAACTTGCTCAGGAACATGATCTTGGCAGGGATGCCCTGCGATGGGTCGCCGACGTTCTGCACCTGCATGCAGTCGGAGGGAAGGTAGACTTCCCTCCGCTTGACGGTCGCCGTGTAGGCGCCGGTCACACCGATGAACGGCCGGTCCAAGTACAGCTGCGCGCCGTTGAGCACCCAAGAGATGCGGTGCGTGTAGGTCGTTGCTGTGCTGTCAGTGATCTCGATGACGGCACGATCAAGCGGAGAGCCAGGCAGAACCGCCGACGTCGACACGGTGAACGGGCCGCCGCCAACCGTCGCCGATCCGTTGGTCACGGTGACCGGCAACGTCGTGTCGGTCCAGACCTGCAGGTCCCTCCTACGACGAAGCCCCGCCCGCGCGAAGCGGACGGGGCCAGTGTACCCGGTTGGGCCGGGCAGCGGAGATCAGAACTGCTTGACAACCACAACGCGACGCAGGACGGTGCCGGCCGCCGCAGCGATGGTCTCGCTGAGGATGCCGCACACGGGCTGCGCGGACGCGGCCGAAGCCACATCAGCGATGCCAGCGTTGTTGGTGATCTGGAGCAGGGTGCCGATCGCGTTGCCGGCGCCGCCGTTGTCGCTGCAGCTGGCGATGGCGACACCGCTGATGCAGACGATGATGCGGCTACCAGCGGTGAACAGCGGGGTCCCGCTGGCATCCCGGTCTGCGGAGCCGATGACGACGCCGAAGGGGGTGCGCACCGGGCTGCTGTTGCCGTCGGCCTTGAAGATCCCGCGGGTGATGTTGCCGATGTCGGTCGCAGCGTAGTCGAACGCAACCCAGTCACCGACGGCGACGGTCTCGCGCGCGATGAAGGTCTCGGTCTGGCTGCGGTTGCTGGTATCGGGCAACTCACCAGAGGGCAGGTACTGGATGAGAGTCGAAGTAGCCATGTGGATCAGGCCTCCGCGTTGATGAGAACGCCGTGGCTGGCCAAGTGGCCGGTCACGAGCTGCATGCGACAGAAGACCTGCGCAGCCTCAGTGGCGGTGCCGGGAACCGGCATCATCTCGCTGAGGTTGAACCAGCCGTCGACGTCCGCGTACAGCTGGAACATGTCCGAGCTGAGCGCGTAGGCAGAGACAGGCAGCGCACCCATCGCCGAACCGGCGTTGGCGGTGAAGCCAAGGTTCGGGTCGACGTAGATCTTCGCGCCGCGCCACATGCCGACCATGTCGGCATCGAGGCTCGAGCGGTCGGACGCGCTGATGTACTGCACCTGCGACTGCTGCTGCGCCTGGAAGGCGCCGTAGCAGGCCGGGCTCATCAGAATGATGTCCGGAAACTTGCCGCCGGGATGGAACAGCTGGCAGTTGATCATCAACTGGTCCAGATGGCTCAGGTCGAAGGCCGCGCCGCTGTTGAAGAACTGGTTGAACCAGTTTTGACCGCGGAACGTGGTCTTGGCCAGACCGCCGACGACGTCGACCTGGCTGTTGCGGACAACGCCTTCGAGCCAGCCGGTAGTGTTGGGGGCCACGGTGGTAGTGCCGTTGCCGTTGAGCGTCTGAAGCGTGTTGATCGTGCCGGTGCCCCGGATGACCTGCTCGTTGACGGCCTTCTTCAGCGAGAGCATGACGTTCTTCATCTTGCTCTCAAGGATGTTCACAACGGCGAGATCGCCTTTGTTCGCAGCCTTCTCGACCGCGCTCAGCACGATGGGCTGGGTGAAGTTCGAGTATTCGTACTTCGCTGCGTTGAAGGGGTCGGTCACGGCGAGCGAGACCGGCTCAAAGCCGTTGTTCAGCACGCTGATCTGGCTATGGTCGCCGAAGATCACGGGCTGCTCAACGCGGCTACCGCCGTTGACTTTGACGAGGTTGCCCGACTGCTCGATGGCGCGGAACAAGGGGTGCGAAACGAAGCTGTTGTCGATCAGCTTGTCGCGCAGAAGCTGCAGCGTAGTCGAAAGAATCGACGGGTTGATGGGCATGATGCCCTCCTTGCGGTTGGTTGTCGGTTGTGGGGGCGTGTCCGCTACCGGATGCCGCTACAGGACGCCGCAAAGGGGTAGTCCGCGCAGCGCAACGGTAGCGCAACGTCAACGACGATGCAACGACTGCGCCAGAGCGTAGATGTCGGCCGCGCTCATCGAGCGGACTTCACCCTTCGCCGGAGGCGATGCCGCGGCGCCCTTGCGAGGCAGGCCGGTCCCGCGCTGCGCAGCCTCACGCTCCGCTGCGCGCCGCGCCTTGTCGGTCTCTGCGGCCTTGGCTGCAGCTTGCCGCGCCTGCTTGCCCTTCGCGGCCCAGTAGGCTGTCTCAAGGTCCAGGCTTGCGTTCGTCTCGAGCAGATGCTGCACCTCGGAGCGCAGGCCGGTGTCGGTCTTCAGGTCGCTGTGCTCGGCAAGAAAGCTGTTGTAGGTCTCTTCCGCTTTGACCTGTTCGTATTCCCGCTTCATCGGCTCGAGCACGGCCTGCAGCCGCTTCGTGACCTCGGCCTCGATGCGCGCTGCGATCGTAGACTCGTTAAACGGGTCGTACTCCGGAAGCGAGTCCGGAACTTTGAGCTCAGCGTGCCCCTTGAGCAGCGCTTCACGCTCAGCAAGGAAGTTCTTGCGCTCGCTGGCAAGCTCCTGCGTCTTCTTGGTGTAGTCCGCCTGCATCGACTTCATCAACTGGCGAATGTCGGGCGGAACCTGCTTGAGCGCATCCGCCCAGGACAGGCCGCGCCGTTCTGGCTTGCCTTCGGCCTCGACTTCGAGCTCGACTTCTGCGGCCTCGACTTCTGGCGTGGGCGCCGGTGCATCGGCATGCAGCGACGTCGCTTGATCGAGCACAGCTTGAGCGGTTGACGGTTGGCTTGGCGCACTTGCGGTCGGAGTGGTCACGATGGACTTCCTTGCGTGGGGGTGATGTCAGTCTTGAGCCCAGGTCGCTCGCTTCCGGCTCACATCGCCAGCCCTGAGCACGTAGCTGTCGTAGTAGCCCTTGTTGAAGCCTGGAGCGATCTTGAACCGCTTGCGGCGCCCGAACGCATCCTTGGGTTCGAGCACTTCAAGGTCACGGATGCGCCCAACGATGAACGTCCGCCAACCTGGCATCTGCCCGTTGGCGCGCTCGCTCGGTGTCGCGTCGGCCCGCCTGCGCAGCGTGTTGCTCTGCGAAGCGCTCTGCGGGTCGATGTACATGTGCAGGTACGGTAGGCCGTTCGGGCCGTAGAACAGCGCGTGCGGGTTGCCGACGCGCAAGCCCTTCACGCCGATGATGGAGCCATCCCGACGCACCCACAGGTCGGTGTACTGAAAGCGCACGGGAAGCATCTGGTCGATCGCTTCCTCAAGGCCCAGCATCGCCGACACGGTCCCGCCGACGCCCTCTTGCCGTAGAACCGTGAAGTCCGTCGGCACAACGCGCCGCTGGTTCGCGCCAGCGAAGCCGAACACTTCGGCAACTGTGTTGACCAGCGCCGATTCGGCGGCCTTCTTCGCAAGACCACCGACTGCGCTTGTGAGCGTGCGAAAGAAAGCCATCGTGAACCTCAGCGCATGCGAGAACGGAAGAGAGCATCGGGACTCGGCTTCTTCTTGACCTCGATCTCAACCTCGCCTTCTTCGCCCTCGCCTTCTTCCATCTCGCCTTCGACCTCGACTTCACCGCGCTTCTCCATCGCCATCTCTTCGGCGAGCGGTTCGGCCTGCTCTTGGTCGACCTCAAGGAAGGCTTTGAAGCGCGGGTCGTTGGCGAGGCCCTTCAAGTGGGCGGTGATGACCGTGAGCTCCTTGTCGCCCTTGATGTCGGTGAGCTCGACCGGGATCGGCTTGCCGTAGTCCTGAGCCATCGCAGCGACCATGGCGAGGAAGCGCACATCATCGGGCTCAAGCTGCGCGACTGGGCCCGTGTACTCTTCGACCTCAACGCCCTCGATGCCGACCGCCTCGAGCACGGCCTTGAGGGTCTCGGCAAGCGC